CGTCGGCGGCGGCGTCGGCGGCGGCGGCGGCGGCGGCGGCGTAGGCGGCGGCGTAGGCGGCGGCGGCGGCGGCGGCGGCGTAGGCGACGGCGGCGGCGGCGGCGTCGGCGGCGTAGGCGACGGCGGCGGCGGCGGCGGCGGCGGCGGCGTAACATTCGCTGCGCGCCTCCCGCAGTTCGTCCAACGTCGCCTTGCCGTCCGCCCACCGGCGTGTGACCGCGAGGAAGTCGCGGACCCGCGAATCGTTCGGGTACCGCTTCTCGTAGATCGGCAGCGCCGTCTCCGCGCAGTCCACGGTCGCGTGCACGACCTGTCCCTTGTAGCCGTGGAGTCGCACGAGCAGCCACAGCATCCAGTCGGCGCGCTCGCAGGCGCCCCATGCCTCTTGTAGCGTGGCGTAGGGCTTCGCCCACTCGCGGGCGTCGGCGCAGGCTCCGTGCCTAGCGAGCAGCCCCGCGAGGCTCGTGGGCGTCGCGTGCTTCGGTGTCGTGGCGTTCATGGCTAGTACGATCCTTTCCGCAGGTTGAGAGCATGGCGCACGATGGCGAACGTGGCCGAAAGTGCGAAGGCAACGAATGATGCGAGCGGGGTCATGCGGCCCGCGATTCGAGAAAGCGCCCGTGCAGCGTGGACAGGTTCAAGCCGCGCACGTATTCGTCGTCTTCGTCGCGGTACGTGTCGGCGAGCCAGCAGGCGAAGTCGAACCGATCGCGCTTGCGGATGATGCCATTGGCGACCGCCAGCATGGCGAGAGCAGAGGCGGATTCGATGCCGAAGCGTTCGGGGTTCACTTCGGCCCCCGCGCGCTGGCGTGGCGCATGATGACATTGAGGACGCGACGGTAGCGGCGCGAGACTTCGATGCGCGCTCCGACATTCAACGGCTGACCCCGAAACTCGCCTTGCGTGATGCACGGCAGGCTGCCCGCGCTGTGACGAGTTGAGCGCCGGTGCAGCTCCGGTCCGCTGGAACATCCGCAAGCCAGACACGTTCCGCGCCGATGACTACTGCCGCTGCGCGACCACGCCGCTCGGCTGCAAGTGCGACACCTGCCACCGCTATCCGTACTGCGACTGACACGGGGAAGGGAGACACGGGGCCATGAGCACGAACCGCTATCAAGCGCTCGCTGCCAGTATCGAGGCGCAAGCGCGCAGCCTGCCGTGCGCTTGCCGAACACCGGCCCGCCACAGGTGTGCTTCGTCGTTGGCATCGGGGTCTCCATTTCGTGGACTCGAGCGCCGTGGTAGCGCCCGTCACACACACTCTATGCCCTCCCCATCGTCACGTCAAGGGTAAATCTTCACCTCACAGACTAGAGCCTGCAACGAGCCAGTCCGGACACCCTCCCAAGATCGCCCCTGACTGCCATAGATGCCACAGGCTGCGATCATGACCGCTACCCAGCACGAACCCACTACCCAGACACCATAGCCAGCCCTAGCCCATCCCTGACCCTTTCCCCCTCGGTGTGTCTCCATTGACACACTCACTGTGTCTTCCGGGACACAGGGTATCGCCCAGCTCCGCGCCTCCACGCCCCATTGCTCTCATGCAACATGTTGCATAGCAACGCATTGCGCGTGTTGTATGAAAGTGTGTCCATCTTGACACAGTGCACGTGTGTGCATGGTCATGCGTGTCAACATGCGTGTTGGAACGTGGGAAACGGGGCGGGGAGGGCCCCCGACGAGCCGCTGAGGTCGAGTTGTTACCCCACTCCCGAAATGTACGAGAAAAATGGGGGAGAGGGGGTTGACGGGTGTGATCAGAGGGCATAGGTTGTAGGTGGCGAGGAGAAGGGAAGAGAGCAGGACGCTGGTCCGTACACGAAGGCCCTTCATTCCTCGCCGGGAAGTGAAAGCCGAGCAGTACCGTGTGCGGGCCAGCGTTCTGCTTTTTGGCAGGGAGGTCGTGTGGGCTCCAACAAGTTGCCCTACTTTCCGTTTCATGCTCAGGACTGGTTGAACGATCCGGTGGTGGCGGGGATGACGGCGGAGGCCGAGGGGTGCTACATCAGGCTCTTGGCCAGAAGCTGGCTATCGGAGACACCTGGGCGAGTTCCAGAGAAGCTGGCCAGCGAGTTCGGGGGGATGCACCGGATACCGTCGAAAGATGACCGGCCATGTTTGGTCTGGGAATCGGTCAGGGCGGCGTTCGACGTCTCGAGCGAGAAGGGTGTCTGGATCCAGCGCCGGATGGTCAGGGAATACGAAAGGCTGGCCAACAACTACACCGCCAGAGTGGCTGGGGCGTTGAAAACATTGGGGAAGCGCGCTCAACCATCACGGTCACCGTCACGGTCATCATCACGGTCACCGGGGGTAGAAGTAGAAGTAGATGGAGAAGTAGAAGAATCTAAGTCAACACCATCCTCGCTTTGCTCGGTCTCTGAGAATGGCGATTCAAAGAAGAAGACACCGAAACCTAAGGCGGTGATTAGCCCCAAGGAATCGGAGTGGATCGGTGCGTTCCACGAACAGTTCTGGACGGCGTGGATGAGACTTGGGCGCCAGTGTTCGAAGGCCGACGCCTTATCGGCTTGGAACAAGGTCCCGCACCGTGACCCAGACGCCGACTTCAACCGGTTGATGGATGCTTTCGAGGCTGCCGTGGAGTTGTGGAGGTCGGAGAAACGGGAGACCAGGCACTACCCTCATGCCGCCACATGGCTGAATGACTACCACCGTAACCTCGTATTGGAGGCCTCATGACCATCCCTCGCAAGTCCTCGAGGTCGACCGAGACCGGAAACGCTTCCATGACTGCCTGGGTCTCGGCTTTCCTCTCAGAGAAGACGTTGACTTCGGTCCGGAAGATCAACGAGTGGCAGAACTGGGCCATCATCAAGTTGGCTTCTGGATGGGAACCCGAACGGGTCAAGCAGCGCATCCGTGACGCCTGGGCCGAGTGGGTCGAGGGCGGGAACGTCGACACGAAGCCCATGACCCACGAACTGCTCGAGGAACTGAAAATGGTCTACCAGATGGCCACCGAAGGAGCCACGCCCGAGACGTGTGCCGTGGTCTATCGGTCGTTGGCCAGAAAGCATCCGGACCGTCATTGGTTGCTCGATGCCGCGAGACGCTGGGAGGACATGGGAACCACGTGGAAGCCGTTTGGTCCTTGACCCGGTTCCAGACCTGAGACACCATGCCCCGGTCACGAACCTCCTGTCGTGGGGCCGCGGTCTCGTGACCCACGGATACGGTCGGCCGCGGCCCCTCTCTCGTGACAACGGAGGTCATAGCATGGGCACCCGGATCGTTGACCGCCATGGTGAACCGTTCGATTCCGTCGAGCGTCGCCGCAGGATGGGGTTCCTAGGTGGCGACCTGATTGCCGATCATGACACCGCGAGTTCGGTGACTCCGCCTGAACGGACCTACATGATCGAGACGACGAACGATGTCCCGAACCTCCCGGACAAGATCCACGCCCGCGAAAGGAGTCGCTGATGCGCCAATCTCCTGCTTCGAAGGCCGCCGGCAGGAAGCCACTCTCTCGTGTCAGCGAGACCACGAGCGAGGGCGGCCTTCACCGTTCACTCGGTATCCCCGAAGGTCAACGCATCGGTGCCGCGCGTATCGCCGCCGCCACGCACTCCCGCAATCCCAAGACCCGACGCCAAGCCCGTCTTGCCCAGACTTACGCCCGGTATCGGCCCGACTGATGCCTCGGTGCGTGGGCAGGGACGCCTTCCCGGAACTCGCCAACGAATACCTGAAGGAAGGCAAGACCGTCGTCGGCTACTCTGTCTGGGCCTCAGAAGAGGGTGGATATTTAGGTGACAATCTGCCCCGTCTCGAGGTCAAGTGGGTGTGGACCGAGGACACCAACGGTCATGCGCCGTGAGAAGCGTTCTGGTCTGTCCCGGCTGCGGCGCTCCGGTGAAGCCTCCGCCCGTCCAGCACTTCGCGCGTGCCTACACCTACGACTGCCCGGTCTGCCACATGCAGACCCCTAGGCCGCTCCTGAAGCGCATCTTCGACTTCTTCACCGCCCATGCCCATGGTCATCACGTCCGAGGTGAAGGCGGCCAGAACGTGACGCTGTCGAACATGGACTTTCCGCGTATCTGGCAGTACGCCGGGACCGATACAAACGGTTCGCCCTGGTTGAGCGGTGGTGCGTTCAACATGAGTATCATGAACGGATTCGCCAAGTTCCACTTGGCTGTGTTCGGTAACGTGCCGTGGTCGAACATCGGGTGGCCTGCGAGCCAACAGGCATGTTCTCTCATCAAGAGCTTGAATCCGAGAATCAAGATCCTCATGTACGACCCGTGGGAGTGGAAGTTCCCGCACTTCGCTGATGGCAACTACAGCGACACGCAGTACGGCGATTTCTGGCACCTGCTGAACGGTCCCCCGGACATCCGCATCTATCGCGTCGATGGCGCGCATTACCCTAGTAGCGAGGACCCCGGAATCAATGCCCAGAAATACTGGTGGGACATGGGCCAGCCCGGAGCCGCTACGGCAGCCGCGAACATTTGGAAGACGCATTGCACGCCGATGATTTCTCAGGGTTTGGTGGATGGGTACTTCTTGGATTCCATGCTTGGAGTCGGTGGACCCGCCTATCCTGACCCCGCCGCAGCGGATTACACGCGAGCACCACTGAACTATGCCAACCTCGCAGCCCTTGAAGCTGCGGTGCTATCGGGAACGGTGGACACGCTCACTCAACTGAAGGCGACCGGTGGGTTGGTGTTCGTGAACCGGGGTGGGAGCGGGATTCCCGATGCTCGTACCGTCGTCATTACGGGTGAGATGTGTGAGGGCTGGGACTTGGGACGTGGGTCTGCCGGAGACCCGCGTCCTCCGGGGTTCGGCCAGTTCTCGTCATACGACGATGCCATGACCAAGCTCGGTTCGATGTGGCGAGGCCCGACACCAACCGGCGATGGGACGTTGCTAATAAAGTCCGAGGTGGACGCCGGAAACTCGCCGACCATCACCCCGAACTCCTGGAGCAAGAACCTCCGTTACGGGCTAGGCTCGGCGTGCATCCTCGGCGGCCTCCAAACGATGTGGATAGCAGACCACGACCCTGCTCCCATCAACTGGGTCGCAGACGAATACAGCGTCCTTCCGAACGGAGTCATGGACCCGACCTGCAAGCACATGGGCTGGCTCGGTCGTCCTCTGGACTACGGTTACAAGGACTCCGGAGGCTGCTGGGTCCGGTACTTCCAGAACGGCGTCGTCGCGGTGAACGGCAACGTCAATGCGACGAGCATCAATCTCGGGAAGCCATACCGTCGTCTCACCGGAACGGTGTGGCCGACGATCAACAATGGTACCGTCGAACAGACTGCAACGTTGGCGCAGAAAGATGGGCGTTTCTGGGTGAACTACCCGTGACGGAAGAAAGCACGCCATGTCAGCCACACGCTTGGTCTGCCCCGATTGCGAGACCCCGGTCCCCACGACCCGCGTACAGGTCTCCGGCTACTCGCAGCCCTTCCTCTGCCCCGGCTGTGGCGAGATGTTCCCAAGGCTTGCGCTCAAGACCGTTCGTGAACTTCGGACGACTCTTGCCGGTGCCCTGCCGGAACCGGGTGACGTCGTGACCCTGACCACGAGGTTGAACGGCGACCAGACGTTCTCGAGCACCACGCCTGCTGACGTCGTGGGCTTGAAGTTCTCCGTCATCGCCGGTACCTACTACCTCTTCCGATTCGTCATCATCGCCCAGTCCCCCACCGTGACCACGGGGTCACAGGTGGGTTTAGCGTTGTCAGTGACCAAGCCCGCGACGACGGTGTTCGCCGCCGATGTCACGGGGACCAAGATGACCTGGGATGACCTGTCGCAAGCGAGCGCCAACTACCTCGCGACCTACGAGGGCTTGATCCTCCCTAGTGCCACGGGGACCCTCCAACTCCAAGCCGCCAATACCTTCGGCACTGGGATCGTGACAGTGAAGCAGGCATCGTCGGCTTTCTTGACCATCGTCACGCCCTGATATGGGACGAACCGTCAATCTCCCGCTCCAGAGCCCCTACCAGTCGGCACTCCGTACCGGCCATACGTTCCTCTGGACCCCCGCCAACGGAACGACTGCCACAGGTACGGGGTTCGGCATGACATGGACGGCAGGGGCAGGCGTGACGGTGGCGCACCCTGCTCCAGCGACGGGCGGCCCCTCCATCGTCAGCCAGATGAAGCGCACCCGGTTCTCAAGTGTCGTCACGACCACCAACCAGGTCTGCGGCATCGGCTTCAACGCGGCTGAAGATGCTTTCATGTGGCGCGGGAATGCCGCTGGGCTCGGTGGCTTCTACGTTTCCTTTCGCTTCCAGCTTCCCAACTGGACCACCGGCGACCGTATCTTTGCGGGGCTCTCCAGCAGCACCACCGCTGTCGTGGCGTCAGACACTGTGGCGGGCGATGTCATCGGACTCTGGCACGACGCCTCGGATCTGGACACGGGGTCGACGCGGTTGAACATCGTCACCCGTGACAACTCGACCACGACCAAGACCAGCATCGCTGCGTCTCTGGTCCCGAACCTCCAAGACGCTCTCTGCTTCGACTTCGAGTTGTTCGCGAAGCCCAACGACACGGTTGTCTACTGGGCGCTCTACGACGTCAACTCCGACGTCCTCGCCAACTCTGGAAGTGTCTCCACGACCCTGCCTCGGAACACCGTGTTCATGGGGCCTCAATGTGCTGGTAGCAACGCAGGGAACACCACGGCACTGGACATGCAGTTCAACATCGTCAAGATCTACGGGCATTCGCACTACTGATGGCTCGCCTCGACGTCTCGTCGTTCCCGTCCGTGGCTGCAGCGAACGCCGCATGGTCCGCCGGCGACACGCTTTACTTCCCGAACAATGCATGGACCGCCCCGAGTGGTGGTGTCGTGCTGACGGGCCCGGGCGAGATTCACATGGAGCCGGGGGCTACTCTTGCGCCAGCGGTCAACACCGACCCCGTCATCGACCTGCAGATGCCCGCCGGAATCACCGACCGCGTCTGGATTCACGGTGGGAAGTTGCTCGGGGGCTCTGTCGCTGCACACACAGGTGGATATGGCATCAAGTGTGAGCTTACTTCGACGGCGGTTCTTCGGAACCTCGTCATCCAAGACCTTGGCATTGCCAGCACCGGGGACTCCGGCATCCACATGAAGGGGAATAACGGCGGAGCGAACAACTTCGAGTTCCCCGTCATCAAGAATGTCATGGTCGAGAACTGCTGGAACCGTGGCATCGCGTGGCTGGACGGAGCATTCAGTTCCGGAGGGCCCCTGACCGGTGGCATCATGGACACCGTGTTCATCTTGAACAACAAGGACTGGGGGACATTGTTCCAAGCCTGCCAGTGCGTGTTCCAGAACTGCTACTGGGAGCAGAATGCCACGGTTTCGACGGGCGCGGGACAGTGCTTCGTGTCGTCGGGTGAGTATGTGTTCCTGAACCCGCATATCGAAGACTTCGCGACTTCAGCCATCGCCTCGGGTTCAGACCGGGGCATCGTGGCCCAGAATGCCCATGGATTGACGGTCTGGGGTGGTGGATACGTGAACGGCACTGAGGTCACGAGCAGCGGCACTCGCTGTGCTATCTCCATTACCGCTGGCTCGGGACCATGCCATGCGGTGGTCGGACCGGGCAGGGTCTCGAACGTTACCCGATTCATCGAAGTGGGTGCAGGCGTGACGAAGGCCGAAATCTACGAGCAGTTCGTCGTCAACGGTAGTCAGCCGGTGTACGATCTTCCGACCGGTATGCACCTCAAGCGGTGGTCCTAGGAGTCCATCATGGTCTCTCGCGTCCAGTTCTTCTGTCCCGGGTGCGGTGCCCCCGAGAAACCCGTGCTCATGCTGACTCCGTTCTACACTTGTCCCGGCTGCAACGAGACCATCCCTCGGGAACAGTTGGACCGGCAGCGACGCAACAGTTACGTCTTGGCAGGCACCAGTCCGTCTCCATTCGCCATCACCAACCTGGGGACGTTCTCGGATTCAGGGGGGTCGGGGTCCGTCGCGACTCCCAACTTCCAGTTCACGACCGGTGACCTGTTCGTTGCGATTGTCGCGGATGCCAGCTCGCCAGACTCCGGACCAACCACAATCCAGTTGAACGGGTCTGACGCATTGACCAAAGCTGTTGGGACTACCGGAGGCGGCGGGGACCCCGGCATCGCCATCTTCACGTTCAGCGGGACGTTGACGGTCCCGGGACCACAGTCGCTGAGCCTCACGTATGTATCGGCCCCGACCGACATCGTCATCTCCATGTTCAGCATCAAGGGCGCTGCGAGTTCTCCGGTGGACAAGACCAAGGTCGTGCAGACTCAGTCATTGGCTGCGGCCCCGGTGTCTTTTACGACCGGAGCTACGACGGCTCTGACCAATGAAGGTGAGTTGGCAATCGGCGGAGTTGCTTGTAATCCCGATACACTTTTGACGCTCACGAACAGCTTCGTCAGAGGTCAACAGGCCTCCAGCGCCAACTTGAAGCTCATCGATGGTAGACGCCAGCTTATTGGCAAGTCTGCCGTTACCTTCACGGGTAGTTGCAATGCAGCGGCGGTTGGGGCCGACAGCATCTCCGCTGTTCTCATTACCATCAAGCAGCGATGAGTCCGGAACCGAAACAGAAGCCCCTGACGCTGGATGAAGTCACGACCATCCTCTCCGACATCGCTCGGAATGGGGAAGGCGCTGAACGCTTCAGGGCTTTGAAGATGGTCGCCGCTCAAGAGACGGGTTCCATCACGCTCCCTGACCCCATCTCCGATGCCGAAGCCATCGAACGTCTGGGCCGTATCATCCGCGCCGCAGGACCTACCGTTGCTCAACTGGCCTACCGCAAGGCCTTCCCCGCAGCCAAACGGCCCATCAACCACGCTGCCCCCAGAGTCACGGTCGCGGACATGATTATCGACCGCGCGACCCTGCCGGTCAACTTGAAGCAGCTCTACCGCCGCTTCCCTGAAATCAAGAGGCCCGGAGTGCCGCAGGGCTACCCGATGGGTAAGGGGCTTGCGGTGGTCAAGGACTGGTGCCAGAAGAAGGCCCTGCAACTCTTGATTGACCAAGAGCAGGGACGAGTCGATGCCGCGAGCATCGTCGGACAGGAAAAGAATGTCGAGACATCTAACCAACCTGAACCTGCTGGACCGGCCGCGTAAGCCCGGAGGCTGGGACCCCATCGAAGAGATGGCCCTGCTACGTCATTTCTGCCGGCAGGACTTCTGGTCCTTCTTCCTCTACGCCTTCGGTGCTGGCTTGAACCCTAAGGGCAAGGATTGGATCGACCCCGACGTCCATGAACCCATGGCTCGCTGGTTCCAGCATCATGTCGATGAGTGGATGATGTGGCGCAAGCAGGGCATCAAGCGGCAGAAGCACCTGGCTATCCTGGTCCACCGAGAGATCGGCAAGACCACGATGATCACCCGCGCCGGCCAGTTGTGGCTCCATCTGCGTGACCCTGACATCGCCACGGCCACCGGGGCGGAGAAGGAGGGTCTTGCCCAGAAGATGCTCGAGGGCATGAAGGCCGTTCTCGATGGTTCAGACGATTCAGCCCTCTGGGCCAAGCTCTACGGGGACTGGTCTACGGGGGCACGCAAGTGGACGGGAAGGGAGATTGTCCATACCGGACGCAAGAACACGTCGCGGCAGGACCCGTCCATGATTATCTTCGGCGTCGAGACCTCCATCACGGGAAGTCATCCAGACGCCCTGTTCTACGACGACCCCATCTCCTACGAACGTCTGACCACTGACACCAACTGGCTGCAGGCCGTCAACTCCCAGATTACCTCTCTCATTCCCGTGGTTCAGGGTAACGGTCTGGTGGTCTGGCCGGGGACCCGGTATGACCCGGGCGACCACTTCGGTGTCGGGTTCCAGAGCCTCGGAGTGGCTTCAGTCTCAGGGATGCAGACCGATTCCATCCCCATCGACCCGGACGGCATGATTCACGTCTACTTCTTGGCTGGGAGAGATGGTTCCGGGAACCCCACGACTCCACTGGTCTGGCCAGAAGACCGGTTGAAGCGGTACGCCAAGTCCGAACCGTTGCGGTACGCTTCGCAGATCATGAACGACCCCTCGGTCTCCGAACTCAACCCCATCACTCGTGACCAAATCAACCAGTGCGCCATCGAGAAGAAGGACGTGCCGTGGTCGGCCCTTCGGTTCGCCATCTGCTGCGACACTGCTTTCTCGGACGGCACCAAGATAACGGGCAAGGATGAGACGGTATTGGTTGTCCATGGCTACCCGAGGAACGGTTCGGGGGACGTTTACGTCATCGAAGCTCATGGCAACGCGACTCTCAGGGCTGAGGACTTCGGGAAGTTGTTGGTCTCGACTGTCCAGCGGTATCGACGTCAGGGCTTCCATATCATCGCCATCACGGACGAGAAGACTCGTGCCGGCAAGAAGGACTCGTGGCGTCTCAACTTGGTCAACTTCTTCGCTGACGTGAACGAGCCCATGCCTAGGTTCATCGAGTTTGAACGTGGAGCCACGAAGAAGTACGAACGGCTACACTCAGCATCGACGTTCTGGGTCGATGGGCATGTGCGTTGGGTCAAGGGTGCGCCGGGCATGGATAGGCTCACTGCCCAGATGGCGCAGATTGGCCAGTACGCCGTGAATCCGCGGACCAAGATTGACTGGGCCGATGCCCACTCCGATGCCTTCCAGACCGAGTTGTACCAGCCGATGAGACGGCAGCAGGAGCGGACGCCGTGGGACAGGGGTGCGACCCCGATTCACATGGATGGCGTCAATCTGGACGATTTCGAGAGTGACGATGTACGGAGTTGGAGAGAACTCGTACCGAGGGAGCCAATCCGATGAGGACGCACGTGAAGGCAACCGTCAGGGAGGGCGCTGTGCTGACCGAGGTCCTGAAGAATGATGTCTGGGCGGAGAGGACGACCTGTCGTGTCTGCGACAGCGGGGAACTTCACGCTGTGCTCTCGCTCGGGAACCAGTACCTGGTCAACTTCACCGCCATCCCCGACTTGGACCTGCCCAAAGCCCCGCTGGAACTCGTGCGCTGCTCCGACTGCGGACTGCTGCAACTCTCGGTCACGGTCAATCGCGACCTGCTCTATCGCAACTTCTGGTACCGGAGTTCGGTCAACCAGACGATGCGCGATGCCTTGAACGACGTTGTCAACTCCGCTGCTGAGTTCGTGCAGGAGGGTACGTGGCTGGACATCGGGGCTAACGATGGCTACTTGCTGTCTAGGGTTCCTGACAGGTTCCGTCGCATCGCGTGTGAGCCGGCGCGGAACTTCAAGGAGGACCTGCACAAAGTCTCCGACCACGTCATCTCCGACTACTTCTCCGCCAAGCATGACTGTTTGATGGCCACGGAGCGGAAGGGTGCCTGTGACGTCGTCACGACGATTGCCATGTTCTACGACTTGGACAACCCGAGTGACTTCGTCGCGGACATCGCCAAAGTCTTGAGCCCCACGGGTGTCTGGATAAACCAGTTGAACGACGCGCCGACGATGATGGAGCGGAACGCCTTCGACGCCATCTGCCATGAACACGTCTGCTACTACGACTTGCCGAGTCTGGACAAGCTCTACCGCAAGCACGGGCTCCGTATCGTCGGAGTCACGTACAACGAGGTGAACGGCGGCTCGATGCGGGTATTCGCGCAGAAGGCCTCGGTTCCGGCAGCGTCGTGGCATCTGGGGGACCACGTTGGAGTGAGCGAACGCTCCGCGACGCTGTTCTCGCAGCGGGTGTGGAAGTGGAAGACGCAGATGATTGACCTCCTGAGGGGGCCTCTGGAGACCCCGCGAGGTCTCTGGCTCTACGGGGCCAGTACCAAGGGTTGCTGCCTGCTCCAGTACCTCGATTGCCCCGGAGCATTCAGGGCCATCGCAGACAGGAATCCCGCCAAGCATGGGTTGAAGATGGCGGGGACGTGGTTGGACGTGGTGTCGGAGGACGAGATGCGCGCAGACAACCCCCGGTTCCTGTTCGCGCTGCCGTGGGCGTTCCGGGACGAGTTCGTCAAACGCGAGAGAGACCTCTTGAACTCCGGCACCACACTTGTGTTCCCACTTCCCAACATCGAGTTGGTGCTGTGAAGATAGCCATGTTGATCCCGACCCGGGACCGGAAGGACCTGTTCCTGACAGCGGTACGTTCCGTCAACCGTACCTCCAAGGCCCACGTCATGGCGTACATGGACACCGATGCTCCCGAGTACCCAGATATGGGGGGAGCAGAGGTGTTCCACGGTCCTCGAGTAGGTCCCGCGCGCGGATGGGCGGCGCTCGCCAAGAAGGCGTTCACCGATGGCTACGATGCGGTGGCGACCATGACCGACGATTCCGTGGTCATGACCCCGGGTTGGGATGATTGGGTGGAGGAAGTCATTTCGGTGTGGCCGATTGCGGTCGTTTCTCCCCGCTGCGCCGACTCGGGTGTCCATCGTGTCGACATGCCGCTCGTCACGAAGGCGTTCGTGGAGGCGGTGGGGTGGTTCATCCATCCGGAGTTGTTCCACTATGCGTGGCCTTCTGTGATCGATGCACTGTCGGACGGCATCTGCTTGTTCAAGGCCCCGCAAGACAAGTTCCACATCCGCCACAACCAGGTCGGCGCTGAGTCCCCCACCTTCTCAGCAGACTCGCGCAAGTTCTATGAATGGTATGCGTGGCACAAGGACGACCACCGAGCGATGCTCCGTAAGGCGGTGGAGGCGAGCACCCGCGGCTTGACGGTGTCTGTCGGAGGTCTGTCGTGGCCGGTGACGAGCGCCGTATGAGCGATACCGAGAAGCGCATCGCCATCCTGATTCCCAGCAGAGGACGTCCTGAACTCCTGTTCCAAGCCGTCCAGTCCATCTTCAACACCTCACGTCTCGCAGACATCTACGTCTACGTCGATTCCGATGAACGGGAGCTGTACGAGGCGGCGAGGCCCAAGATCGTCGGGGCCGGGGCGTTCAAGATTGCCTACGGCCCGAGGTGTGGTCCGGTAGGCGCAGCGCAAGCCCTGACCCGCGCGGCACGGAAGGAATCGGGGACTTATCTTGGCTTCGGGCTGTTCGTGGACGACTGTCGGTTCACGGTCCGGGGTTGGGACGAAGCCATCGTCTACGAAGCCGAACGTCTCGGGAAGGTCTGGGCGATGAGTCCGGCCCATTCTCAAGGCGCGTTCATGGACTTTGCCATCGTCTCGGACGAATGGATTGAACGTCTGGGCTGGATTGCCTACCCGGCCCTGAATCACTTCGGCTGGCCGAGCATCATCGAGGCCTTGGGGGAGGCGACCTCGCTGGTTCGTCTCCCTCCCGAAGTCATGTTCGTGGAGCACGACCGCAAGGAACCCACCGACATTGACAAGAGTGCTGAGGACTTGCGTCAACTCCACGGGTTCTTCACCACGAACCGCTACCAGCGTGCTCTGGAACTGTTGCGGGCCAAGCAGCCGGTGGAAGCCCTCACATGACCCTCGCCCCTCCGATACGGCACGTCTTCTACCACCCGAATGCCCAGTTGTCGGACTGGATACGTGACCAGTTCCGTCCCGGGTTCAGGGGGTATTGCATCGACGTCGGGGCGTCAGATGGCATGTCCACCAACTCCACCTACACGCTCGAGCACTTCTGGCGCTGGACCGTTCTGTCCGTTGAAGCCAACCCGTACTACAACGACAAGCTCAAGGAAACGCGGAACCTTCACCGTATCTGCGCGGTGTCGGACAAGCCGGCCAAGGAAAGTCCGTTCCACATCCACTTGGACAACATCGAGGCGTTCTCGTCCTTGAGGCCTCAGGAGCATCCCAAGTTCAAGGACCAGGTGGGGGAGAAGTGGCTGACGACCATTGTTCCCGTGACGACGCTTGAGATCCTGATGGCCGACCTCCAGTTCCCGAGACTGGATGCCCTGTGCGTCGATACCGAAGGCACTGAGCGAGACGTCTTGGCAGGACTGGACCTGAAGCGGTGGCGGCCCAAGGTCGTGCTAGTCGAATCATGGGACCAAGGGGCTCTGGACGACGTTCTGTTGCCTTTGGGCTATGAACGGGTGTTCAGGAGTCAGGACAACGATGGGTACGTGTGGAGGCAGTATGGCCTCCTTGGGTAACGGGCGAGTCGCGGTGCTCTGTCCCACAAGAGACAGGCCCGAGCCGTTCCGGGACATGGTGGCGTCGGTTCGGAAGACCGCCATGAAAGCCGATGTCTTGGCCTACGTGGATGAGGACCAACGTGAGTTCTACGGCGTCAACCCTCCGGGCTCACAGGTTGTCTACGGCTCCAGAATCGGTCCTGTCGCAGCCTTGAATCATCTGGTGGAGAAGTTCCCGGATTACAGTGCTTACGGCATCATCACCGACGACACGACTCTGAACGACAAGGATTGGGATGTCTGGGTCCAAGCTGCGATGAACAACTTCCCCAATCGTCTTGCCGTCGTCTCCCCAAGACACAACCTCGGTGAGCATGTGGACATGCCCTTCGTCTCAAGGAACTGGATTGACGTAGTGGGTTGGTATGCGTGTCCCGAGACTTACCACTTCTGCTGGCCCATCCTGACGGGTCTGATAGGCGAGATGACGGCCATCGTCCACGCTCCTGAGCCCGGGTTTTCCATCACGCACAATGGGCTCCCGCACTCAAACACCGACATCCGGGAGAAGGACGCGCAGTCGTTCTTCACCTACGTCGCTTTGAAACTCCCCGAGGTGGTCCACAAGCTGAGAGAGGCCATGTACCCATGAGTGGCAAGGTCTTGGTGATGTGCGCCAGTCGGGGGAGGCCTCACCGGTTGGTGAAGATGGTCCAGTCTGTGGAGCGGACTGCTGACAACGCGGACATCGTGGTCTACGTGGACGACGACCAGGTCGCCGACTACGAGAACCTGCCCGGCGATTTCAAGATGGTCGTCGGTCCACGGGTCGGTCAGTGCCGCTCCTTGAACCACATCTGGCGCAAGTGCCCGGGGTACGAAGCCTACGGAGCCGCGACGGACGATTGCCTGTTCGAGACACCCGGGTGGGATTCATGGGTGCTACAGGCGAAACATGCTTTCAAGGGCGGTATCGGGCTCATTGCTCCGTTCTCAAGCTCCAAGGTCCCGAGGATGGACTTCCCGTGGGCGACGGCGGAGTGGGTCGACGTCATGGGCTCGTTCTGTATGCTCGATACCCACCACTCCTACTGGGACGTGGCTCTGCAACTCGTGGGAGAAGCGACGCAGATGGCCTTCGCAGGACCCGAAGAGTTCAAGGTCTGGCATGAGGCTCTACCCACGGGAGACATGCAGGACGCGAGCCTTACTGACGTCGGGAAGCTGATGTACCAGATCTACCACATCCACAACGACGCGAGGTCTGTTGCGATGTGGGCGGCACTTGGAAGACATGAGGCCATCGACAAGATAAAGGCGGCCATCGAACTCTACGCGGAGGCGGCGGTATGAGCATGACTTTCACGTTTCCCGGTAAGATGGGAGACGCATTGCATCAGTGGCCCGTGGCCTATCACTGGGCGAAGAAGACGGGCGAGAAGTTTGACGCATGGCTCGACGTCGGTACTTGCGGACCGCTGGTGCCGTTACTCGAGGCGCAACCATGCGTCAATCAAGTCAAGTTGATTGAAGGAGTGGAGAACTACTCCTGTGGAGGTCAGCCGTGGCACTTCGACCTCCCGACGTCAGCGCATCAGGACCGGACCATCGTCCACATGGGGCTCCGTGGCTTTCCGGTACGCCAGTTGACGCTCGAGTGCATGAACCAGACGAAGTTGAACCTGTCGGTCAAGCCCGACGTTCTGGCCAACGAGCCGAGCTTGAAGGTCGAGACTTCGGGAAAGAAGAACCGGCTCATCCTCCACGGGATGCCCGTGTGTCCCCATACCCACAATACGCCCGTGTTCTGGAAGTTCCTGTCAGGCATCCGGGGTGAACTGGAGAAGCTGTTCGATGAGATTGTCTTTGTCGGGGATGAGAGGGACAGAGAGATCGGGACGCGAACCTATCCGGACTGGACGGAATTCGCGGACGACGGGGACTTCATGAAGCTGGCCAACTACCTCGGGGCTTCGCGGGCCATGATCGGCTGCGGCTCGGCCCCGGTGGTTCTGGCGGGATTGCTGAAAGTCCCCGCCATCCGGGTCCATGACGTCATCGCGAATGATGCTCCCAAGGTGATCTGGACCAATCTCGGGGAGAACCAGTTGAACGAGCCGGAGGTCGACCTGAGGGCGTCGTGGCCCAAGTGGCGGGACCGGTGGTTGAACTCGGCTGTAGACTCCATGCCTGAGCGCGCGTAGCCTACCGGCGGCGGAGGGACCCTCTATTGGCGACAAGGAACGTTCAGGCCACGGTGCAGGCCCGGGTGACGGGAGTCCCCGCAGCGCGCAAGATCGAGCTGGTCAATGCGCGTCGAGAGGCTTCGCTGCGCTACAACTCCGCCCTCTTCTCCAAGCTCCAGCGTTGGTACGACACCTACCGAGGGGTTTGGCAGGGCCGTCTCGCCCAGTTCCGGAACAACGTCAACATCCCCTTCACTTTCGCCATGATCCAGTCGGATGTCGCGCGGAAGGTGCAGGCGAGTTTCGGCCAGTGGCCCATCGTCACGTTCGAGGGCTACGCCCCTGAAGACGTAGGGCGGGCCAAGAAGAACGAGGTCCTGATTTCAGCCCAGATGAAGGACTGCGGGACGGTGGTCAAGGCCACTGATTTCTGCCTTCAGGCTGACATCTGCGGGACCGGTATCGCCAGATACGGCTGGAAGCAGTTGCGGCGGATGAACCGGGTTCGCCAGTTGGAGCATGTGGCTCCGGGCCTGAGTGTGCCGGTGGTCCGGGAGAGCATGGCGACCATCTTCGATGGCCCGGACTGGGAACCTGTCGACCGTCTGGATTTCTGGCAGCAGCCGGCCAAGACATCCATCGAGGACATGGGCTGGGTCATCCACCGCTATTACGTGGACTTCGAAGACCTCTTGGACGACGCCCACTCGGACTACCCCTACTTCGACCCTCAGGCTGTGGAACTGCTAAGGCAGTACGACATGACCACGGACGCGGAGAACGAGTTCGCGGTCCGCAGGGTCAGTTTCAGGAACGAGTACGACTACCAAGCGAGACGTCAGGAGCGGTTCTCCAAGCCCGTGGAAATCTGGGAGATGCACGGGCTGGTCCCCCGGGAGTTTGCGACGGACGGCATCCGGTTCCGCTGCCTCGCCATCGGGAATGGCAAGGTGGTCTTGAAGGACCGGGAAGGGCCGATGGGGAACCAGGAGTTGCCATTCGCCTCGTTCTCGCCCATGCGGGACCCGTACTCGTTCGATGGTGTTGCGAAGACGGAAGTGGCCTTCGGGCCCCAGCAGACGGCGAACCGCATCACGAACCAGAAGCTGGACGCTCTGGACATACTCATCGACCCCATGTACGTGGCTAACTCTGGGGTGAACATAAACACCGGCCACCTGTTCACCCGCGCTGGGCGCATTATTCTGGTCGATGGCCCAGCGGATGACACGAGCATCCGCCCCCTGTCTCCTGACATGAGGGGTCTTGCGGCGGCAGCCACGGAGATCCCGACCCTGTTCCAGATGATGCAGTTGGGCACGGGTGAAACCGAGACCCTGCTGGGCGGGATGCAGGGCTCGAGCCGAGAGACGGCCCGGGGGTTCTTGGGCCGGCAGGAGAACGCCCTGACCCGTGTGAGTCTCGAGACCACTCTGCTCGAGGAAGGGTTCATCGAACGTCTGGCCAACTCGTTCCGGCGCATGGACAAGATGTGGCTTACGTTCCCGCACGAGGTCCGTATCCTCGCAAGCCTAGCCACAATCAACCCCGGGACCGGATTGCCCTACGAGTCGGTGGAGACGACCATCGACTACGACGACCTCCAGCCGGACTACAGGGCCCGAGCCGTAGGGGCCCGGAACATGACCGGTAGAGGCATCCGGCAGCAGAACATGTTGGCACTGTTGCAGATGATGTCCGCTAACCCGGTCATGATGCAGTTGGTGAACTGGGGGAACTTTGCAAGACAGGCCTTCGACCTCTTCGACTTCCCCAACGTCAATGAACTGCTGGTCACGCAGGTACCCATGATCAACCAGTTGGCCCAAGAAAGTGGGCAGTCTCCGGCAGGGGTGGCGGGCGCCGTCAGTCAGCCGCTTGACCAGCTATCCCCGGATGTCTTGGGTAAACTGATGGCCACAGGGAACGGCGCGCCGCTGCCGGGGATGTCTTGACACCATGCTGACTCCTGAGCAGGTCGACAAGGTAAGGCTTGTCCTGACCTCAGTTGGATGGAATGATGTGATACGTCCGGAGATCGAGAACCGAGTCCGGAAAGCCACACGGTCCCTGACGCTTACGGATGCTGAACGCACCCAGACGTTCAAGGGCACCGACTTCGACACCACTGACTCAGTCCTGAGGGCCATGATTCGTGATTGTGAATGGTTCCTGTTCTCTTGGGTCAATGAGGTAGCGGTGTCGGAGCACAACCAGCGGCGCGACGAACTCGACCGCCAGTTGCTCCCGTAGTCCAGAGGGCGAACCCCTCAAGGAAAGGAATCCCGCAATGCCTGACGACAACCCGACCCAACCGCCCTTGAATCCCGACCTCGCCGGGTATCCGGACACGAACTCACTCGTGAATGGGTATCGGGCATCCTCGGAAGAGGGCAAGCGCCAGCGCGAACGGGCTGACAAGCTCGAAGGGCTGGTGACCCAGTTGCTGAGCAATGGTGCGGCGAACCCGCGCCAAGGCGTCCCGGACCGCCACGCGAGTCCCGAGGACCGCCTCACCGAGTTCGGCGTCCCTGTCGACGCTCTCGGTGACTTCATCACGACTCGGATCGGGCAAGCCCTGCAGCCCCTCTCGGATGGGGTACAGGCGCGTCAGACCATCGTTGGGAAGCACCCGGACTACGTGCAGTTCGAGCACGACGTGGCGAGTTTCATCGCCACCGACCCCGACCTGGCCCAGACCTACCCAGCATTGTTCAAGGCCAACCCGGTGGCGGCGATGGAATACGCCTTCCTCAAGTTCGGGGATTCCCGGCGCAGTTCTGCGACTCCGACCCCTCCGGGGCGAGGGCAGACCGACGCCGGTATCCCTACGAGCCGCGGCGGCGATTCGCGTCGCGAGCCCGGGGTGGACTCAGCCGCTCAGGAGGCGTTCGACCGCTTCCAGAGGACGGGGTCCAGTCGGGACGCGAGCGCGTTCGCTCGAGCACGGCTCGGTCCTCTTCTGGAGCAGCAGTTCCAGCGCGCCGGCCAGACACTGGGGCCCGACCGCTAGGGACGTGCTGAGGGAGGCGTAAGGAAATGCCCGGTGGTCAGACCGTACCAACCAACCTAGTCTCAACCTTCGACGTCGGTACCCTGTTCGGTGCCACGACGAACGTCCATCACGAAGACCTTGTGGACGTCGTCACCATCCTCGACTCGTTCCAGACCCCGATGTTCTCCTCGAGTCCCAAGACTCGGGCGAAGGACGCCGTTCACTCGTGGACGGTGGATACGTTGCCGGCCACGGCGACGGCGGGTGTCGTGGAAGGCGTCGACTTCTCCGGTGACTCACTGACGGTTCCGAGTCGTCTGCTCAACGTGACGCAGATCTTCTCGAAGCACGTCTTGGTCTCGGACCGCGAACGCGCCAGCAATCCGGCGGGTATCACGGACATGTACCAGCACCAGGTGATGAAGATGTTCAAGGCCATCGCCCGAGACTGCGAGGCACGCTACTGGACGGTGCCCACGGTCACGGCGTCGACGGCCTCGGGCGCAGAGGCTGCGACGAACGCGCCGTTGATGGCGGGTTTCCGTGGCTTCGGCATCACCACGTCCAGCTCCGCCTCGGGCGGTGTGACGACAGCGGACATCTGCACCCTGTCGCAGACCCTGTTCGAGAACGGTGCCGAGCCGGATTCCATCTGGTTCGCTCCCGCCTCGAAGCGTCAGTTCGTCAATGCCACGGTGTCGTCTGGCTCGGGCAATGTCCGCAACATCGCGGCCACCGACCAGCGTCTCGTGGCGAACATCGACGTCTTCGAGACCCCGTTCAACCAGTTGTACGCCGTCATCACCGACCGCTTCATCCCCATCAGCACGTCGTCCGCCGTGGGCGCGTACTACATCGGGGATAGGTCCATGGCGCGAACCGCATTCTTCAGAGCGCCACAGCACAAACCGATGGGAAAGGGTGGCGACCACACCCGCGGTATCGTACTGATGGAGTTGACGTTGGAACTGCTTCACCCGTCGAGTTGGGCCGCGATGACGGGGGTCACGAACGGCTAGCACAAGCCAATGGCAAGGGTGGGTGCCGACACGGGCCCACCCTTTCATCGGAGGCACAATGTCGGGAAACCAGTCCAGAGGCCTCATCGCCGCAACCAAGACTCGATACGGCATCGACCCAACGGTCGTCCCGGGTCTCGGGTCAATCGCGAACTTCGACAAGGACCAGGGGAACTACCAGACCTCTGGGGATGGCTTGGGAACGCTGCCCGAAGGCACTCCCGATGCCTTCCCGGACGGCTACGACGTTCCGACTCTCAGTGCTGAGTCTGGCATCACGTGGACGGCTCCGGATTACTCCCGCGAGATGAAGGACCGCAGGACCACGGGGGCCCACGAGCGCGGGGGTTCCTCGAGTTCCGGAGGTTCTTCGGGTGGTGGGGATTCGTTCGGTATCACCGGAGGGGGTGAGTGATGGCTCCGGAGACCACGTCATTCGAGCCCACGAAGGTGGTGGGGATCGATGCCCAGTTGTCGATGGGTGAGGGTTCAGTCTTCAAGGGTTCGCCGAATGTCGGTGTCCCTGCGGGTCCGGAAGTCTCTCCGCAGTTGGGGGAGGCGTTGGCTCAGGTCGGGAACTATCAGGGGCAGACGCCCCCGGGAGAGTGACATGGGTGTCACGTTCAAGGGCGGTACCAGTGGTTGCCGTGAGGACTACGCGGCCCCGACTCCGAAGTCGGGTGAGTCTCAGCCTGTCTTGGACACGAGCACGAGTGCCGGGACTCCGGACTCGGTGACGTTCAAGGCCGAGGAATACAAGCAGGCGCACGCTGAACATGCGACCCCTGACTTTCTTCCGACCGGTGGGACCATCAGCACGCCTACGGCAGACGGTTCCATGAGCTATCCGTCGACCACCGATGTCGTGGACCCGACCGCGACGCAGGGTGGTTGGGGACCGGGTGTCAGGACGAGCAAGGCGTCATGAGCTTCTACGTCGGGAAGTCCGAGCCCGTCATCGATTCCTTGCTGGCATCCGACGCCATGGAGAAGCTGTATCCAGAGGTCTACGGGCCTCGTCTGGACGCCATCAAGGAACTGCGGCAGGCGGATGATGGGTCTGCCTATCGGGGGCAGGGCTTCAGGCACGTCGCCAGCTTCACGAACATCCCGTTGTTCCAAGCCGTCACGACCCTCTTGGAGCCAGAGTTCATGCGTGACAAGAAGAAGTTCTACGCCTTCCTGCGGCGTAACAGAAAGTTCTGCACCTACGACATCCGCTCCCATGCCGTGGCTCCCGCAGGGACCGAGACCTTCATCGATGGGAAGCCGGTGTGAAGCCGCTCTCGGTCTATACGCTTATTCCGGGACGCCACACAGCCTCTTTCCATTACAGGCTTCAAGTCCCCATCGAGACTGCTGCCCAGCTTGGACTCCCAATCAAGGTCGTGCTGGACACCAATGAAGTTTCGGTGTCGCCGGAAGAGCGTATCCGGCAGTTCTGTGAGTCGGACCTCATCCTCTTGTACCAGCCGGTTGGCGACCAGCCCATCAACAACATCCGCGGTGTCCAGAGCTTCCTTCCTTCGTTGGTGGACAAGGACTGGAAGTGGGCTCCGTCCGTGGTCGTGGAGACGGACGACAACCTGTTCAATGTTTCCCCACTGAATCAAGCCTTCAAGAGCCTCGGGGTCCGGGACATGAACGGGCAGATGATTCCGATTGGGCATGAAATCGGTGTCATCCAAGGCGGCGAGAAGAAGGTGTTGTGGAAGGATGGCCAGAACGGCTTCTCGCTGGCCAAGAACCGGCAGGCCATCGCGAGTTGGAAGAAGATCCTGCAGCTCGCCGACCAGGTCCAGTGCTCGACTCCACCCGTCTCCGATGCGGTGTCAAGAGAACTGACACCTCGGAGACTCAGGGTATTCCCGAACCTTGTGCGGATGGACCATTACCCGCAGGTTGCTCTGGCTGAAGAGCCGGAGACGGTCAAGATTCTCTGGCAGGGTGGCATCGCTCATTACGAAGATTTCTACCCTCTTCGCGAAGCTCTGGGGAACATCACGCGCAAGTACCCGCAGGTGCACTGGATTATCTGGGGTGCCCAGTTCCCGTGGGTCAACGAACTGATTCCGCCGCATCGCATGACGTTCCACGACTGGTGCAACTATCCCGAATACAAGGTCCGGTTGGCATGCATGGGACACGACATCTCGCTCGCGCCATTGACTCCAAACATCTTCAACGACTGCCGGAGTGCCATCAAGTTCTACGAGTCGTCGGTCCTGAAGAAGCCGGCGGCGACGCTGGCGCAGAACACGGCCGCCTACAAGGCTGAGGTTCTCGATGGCGAGACGGCATTGTTGTTCAACAACCCCGAGGAGTTCGAGGCCAAGTTGTCCCGGCTCATCGAGGACGTGACGTTCCGCCGTCAGTTGGCGGCGAACGCGAAGGACTGGGTATCGGAGAACCGGGACGCCATGAAGGAAGTCCCGAAGATCGTGGCGTCTTGGGAGCAGTTGAGGGAAGAGCGGAAGCGCGAGCAACCGACCGTGAGCCTGAGTCAGTGGGCGGAGATCGAGGCTCAGGCCAAGGCGGAGCAAGAGGCGGCGGAAGGAGCCACGGATGAGCCTGTTCCAGCCCTCAACGAAAGTCATCAGTGACGCCGTAAGGGAGATCGCGGATTGCGTCGGGGCCTCGGCCGATGACGCGATGGCGAACCGGGCCGGACGTTCGCTGAACGCTGCTCTGCAGCACTTCAATACCCGCGCCAACTGGAACTTCATGCTCACTGAGGCCGCTCCGGTCACGGTGTTCGCCCCCTTCACCGTAGTCGCCACAGCCTCCGCCGGCGCTGTCTCAGCGGCCTGTCCCACGGGACACGGCATTCTGCCCGAAGACATGATCTCGGCCGTTGGCTTCATCACCGGACTTCGTGTCTCAGCGACTGCAGCCTCAGGGTTCGGGTTCTACGTCAGTGCCTCTGGTTTCACGGGCACCGCGACGGCCACGGTCACCGTGACGCGGGATACCTATGCGCTCCCCGGGGATTGGAATCAGGGCTACACGTTCCGGCTCCTGAATGCGGGACTGACTCTCAGGCCAGTGGGAAGACGGCTCTACGACCGCACCATCGGCAGCGAGCAGACGACCTCAAGCAGTTACTGGTACGACCTGTTCCTCTCCGGAGGGAAGGGTCGCATCCGACTTCTGCCTCCACCGGCCTCGAGCGACGTCCTCTTGGCCCGCTACTATCGGCGCATGACGATGATGTCGTCGGCGTTGGGAACGGCGGATGGAGCGACGCTCGACATCCCGCAGGACTTCGAGATCTACCTGCTGGCGTATGCCAAGTGGCACTTCATCACGGACAAGAGCGAAGGCCGGGGCGAGCAGTTGAAGACGTGGTATGCCCTGTCTCAGGAAGGCCTGCAGATGATGGTCCGAGACCAGACGCGGGTGCCAGACGAGGACCTGATGTTCGTCCCGGGAGCGACGACGTACTCGAACTACGGCGACAACACGACGAGGTTCATCGATTGGACGTACTCGTAGGATGGGACGCCGCACCGAACTCCTGAACGGTGGTCTGGTCACGGACCGAGACCCTGCGCTCTTGAAGCCGGGACAGTTGGCCGCGATGCGGAACGTGGTCTACAAGAACGGCGGGGATGCGTTGATCCGTGCCCCGGGTCGGTCGTCATTCGGGACCGTGGCGGCGTCCACAGCCTCTGGTGTCTCAGGGATACGAGACATCCACTTCGACAATGGCGACCACTATCTGGTGGCCATGGCGAACACGAAGTACCGGTTCGCTCCGGTCGGGGTCATGGGGACGTTCACTGACCTCGCGACGATTGCCTCGGGAACAAGTCTCGAGGTCATCCACTACCGGAACCGGTTCTTCTTGGTCAACGGTGCGAGTGCCGATACCTCCGCCATCGGGACCAACGCCGTTGTCTATCTCTCTGCGACGGCCACTGGGACGGCTCCGACTGTCAGGCAACACGGGATGCAGCCGGTGGAGTCGGCCCCGAACGTCACGACAGGAGCAGGGGCCTTCTCCCAGACGGTGACGGGGTATTACGAGTATTGGACCACGGAGGTCGCCAAGTTCAAGCAGGACGATGCTGAAGTCATTTTGGAATCCGCCTACTCGTCGGACAATGGCGTGTCGACGGTGCTTGTCTCAGCGACGTCGGTCCTACCGACCATCCAGCAGCCGACGCTCGCAAATGCCCTGACCACGCACTGGCGCATCTACCGGAGCCCTAAGAAGGACTTGGCGGCGGACAAGAAGTTCCCGGTCGGGTTCATGATCGCGGAGCTTTCGACTGGTGCTTCAGCTCACGCCGACACGACTTCAGTCGCTTCAGCGTCGAGCTTCCCGGCGTCGTTCAACGGCTCGGGGTTCTACTTCGGGTTCGTCAGCGCTTCAAGCATGGCCTCGGATAACGGGGTCTATGCGTCTGGTGCCGTGGGTTCCATCGTCGCCCAGACCATCCAAGGGGCGTACAACTTCTCTCTGGGTGGCTTCAGGGGTGTGGTCAAGGGCATCAAGGTCGAAGTCGAGGCATATGTCTCTGCGGGCTCTGCTCCGTTGCCGGTCAAGGTTTCCATCGGTCGACGCCGGAGTGATGGGCACTTCCTGCAGAAGAACACCGCCAAGTTCGGCAGTCGGCCGACGTTCGTGGACATCGTAGCGTCCAAGGCGGGGACCATCACGAGTACCAATCCCGCAGCCCCGACACTCCTGAGTCTCGGGGGTTCGGATGACCGCTGGTTCCCGACCAACGAGTTCAGCCTTGTGGACACGGACTTCGACACCAACTTCATGGTCGCCCTGAGTGTCAGTCAGGCGAACACGACCATCGGCGTCGATTTCGTCCGTGTCACCGTCTACTACGGGGCCTCGGTCGACTCCACGGTCCAGTTCCCCACGGTGGTCTACACGTTCGGGGACATCTCGGCACAGGTGGCGAAGAACTTCCCGCCCCCGTCCTCGAACACCGGGGACATGTATCAGGATTCGTTGGTCGTGAACGATGTCCTGAACGCATCGACTATCCGCTACTCGTTCCCCGGTGAGCCTGAGAGCTTCCCGCCGACCTACTTCATCGACTTCGAGACTCGCGAGAACGACCAGGTCCGTGCCATCAGGACGGTGAACAACCGCTTGATTGTCGGACTGGATACGTCGCTCTGGCGTGTGAACTACCTGCCCAATGAACGAGATGCCAGCTTCGACCGTGGGCGGGCGACGGAGATCATCTCTCGCACGAACGGCATCGTGAACCCGATGTGTTGCTGCACGTTCACGATTGATGGGGAAGCGGAGCAGTTGGCGTTCGTGTCGTACAAGGGCATCCACACGACCGACGCCTTCAACTTCATCACGCGGTCCAAGAACCAGACATGGCGCAACTACATGCCGACTGGTTCCAGTACCCCGATTGCTCTCGTGAACGACCCGGAGAATCGAAGCCTTCGGTTCTTCTTCCAGACGACGGCGTTCGGCACTACTGAGACGGAACAGTGCCTGTGGATGAGTTACGACCGCAAGGACATCGACGCCGAGGGTAACTTCAAGTTCTCGGGTCCGGTGAACATGCGGAACTTCGTCTCGAGCCAGCGGGCGAACATGTCGGCAGCGTGGGCTGTGCCTCGGTCCAACGGCGACACGACGTTCTATTTCGGGTACTCCGGGACTGCCGCAGGGAGCACGGCGGCGGGGGCAGGGAGCATCTACGTCGAGCAGGCGAGTGCCACGATCCCGGCAGCGGACCCGCGTCCACAGTGGACGTCTCGCACCATCTATGCCGCGGGTTTCTCGGGCGAGTGGATGCTGGACGACCTCTATGGCTACTGTGGGGACTACTCTGGGGCTCCGGTTCTGGTCTACACCGTTATCGGCAACAAGACGAACGACGTGGGGCCACAGACGTTAGTGAACCAGTACCCGGCGGGCGGGATCACGCTTGGGGGACAGGCTCTGCACCGCATCAACCCTCGAACCCAGTCTGAGGGCATGACCATCCGGATGCAGGCGACGGCCACGGGAGATTTCCAGCAGGAGTTCATCGTGCTCGGGAGTCAGGTGTTCGGGATGGAGGACAGCGGACTCTAATGCGCGACTTCCCCGGTATCCCGTTCGCGTCGCTGCCTGACATCAAGGCACCGGACTTCATCCCACGCTTGAGGAACATCCTCGGCGTCATGGATGCGTGGTGCCGGGATGCGTCGGTGGGCTTCTCAAGGCTATCGAACGGTCAGGTCCCCAGTGGCTCAGGACACGCGGTGGTTGGGGGCGGTGTCGTGGACATGACCACGACGACCAGTACCGTTCAAGGTTTGAATCCGACCAGCAATATCCAAGAGTGGCGCAGGAACGGCGGCGACTTGGTTGCTTTGATCGATAACAGTGGCATCTTCAAGATGGGCGTTCTGGAAATCATCTCTGTTGGAACTGGGGCACTCATCGCCCTCATCTCTCCGTCTGGATTCGCTTCGGTCCGTGGACTGAACGTGTTCTCCGGGACCGGGGACTTGAGTCTGGGTGCGGTGGTCGCGAGCATCGACAATGCAGGGGCGGCGACCTTCGCATCCATCACGCTTTCTGGCGGGGCTGTCGTCATCGATTCCTCTGGCTTCGTGGACTCCATTCCCCTGAAGGACAGCGGGACTGGGAACGTCGGGTCGTTGAGTTGGGCGGGTATCGGTTCCGGAGATTCCATCTCCATTCCCCCGGGAACCGGGACCCTGCTCACGGCCAACAGCACGGCGAATGTCAGCAGCAAGACGCTGCTCAACAACACGAACATTCGCTGTAACACGGCGAACGGGACGACGTTCCAAGACAACGCTTCCACGACCAAGCAGATGCGGTTCGACTTGTCTGGCATCACCGCAGGTCAGACCCGCAACCAGAAGTGGCAGGACACCGCAGGCTCGGTGGTTTCAGTAGGTAATGCAGCTTCAGCCTCTGGCGTTCTCGGGACCATCGCTCTGACCGGACAGACTGGCAGTCTCGCCGCACAGACGATGCTCACCGGGAACGCCTCATCGGCTGGCCTCTACCGCCTGTCCTTTTACTTGAAGACCACGACGGCAGGAAGCGGCGGTGACATCGTGAAGGTCACGGCGTCTTGGAACGACGGCTCGGCCCAGACCTTGGACGTTCCCATGCTCAATGCCACTGCCATCGTCAACAACCTTGACCTGGGGACACTGAACGCCTTCGTTCAAGGCTCCGTGGTCTTGAAGGCTGCGGCGAGCCAGAACATCACGTTCACGACCACCGTCGTGAAGGCGGGAAGTCCGGCCTATTTGATCGATTCGCGCATCGAGGCTTTGGGGTAGAGTCCCCCGCATAGGGAGGGAGTCATGGCGTACGGATTGCCTAGTGTCACGAGTGGCTTGGTGGGGGCTGGGGGTGCCGCAGGTGCTGGTGCTGGCTTGGGGCTCAGTGCTCTCCTTGGCCCCGCAGCCTTCGCCTTCCTCCCGGGCCTGATTGCGAAGCTCTTGGGCGACCCGCAGGCCAAGCTGCGTCAGCAGATTGCCGAACTCCTGAGCCCCCAGAACATCTCTCGACTCACCAACGCTCACTACCAGCGGGTGCTGTCGAGTCCTGCCTACTCTCAGGCGCAGGGGACCATCGCCACGGGAGCCAATACGGCTTCCAACACCGTGGCCCAGAACCTTGCCGCAAGGGGCTT